ATCGTTATAAATTCATGACAGACGTTGTAAAACTTCACTACCAAGAAGGTACTGTAGTTACCAAAACCAGTTGGAATTATGAAGATGAAATAATTGAAGAAGAGGTTCCTGTATATGGCTTAGACTTGGAAGGCAAAGTCATAAAAATTGATACCAAGACAGTCAAACGTTTAAAAGTTAAAATCAATAAACCGCATGCACAAGTTTGTCGTCTCGAAGATATATTCATTGATCCAACATCAGAAGGAGATATGGATAAGGCACAATTCATAATTCATCGTTATGAATCAGACTTATCTACACTACGAAAATCCAAGAAGTATAAAAACCTTAGAAAACTGGCTGCATCCGTAGCCGGTAAAAATGACAGTTCTGCATTCGATACTGAAGATTTTGATCCAGAAGATGAGACCGAATTCACATTTGAAGATGAGCCCAGAAAGAAAATTGTAGTATATGAATATTGGGGTAATTATGATGTAGATGGTGATGGAGTTGCTGAACCAGTCGTATGCACCTGGGTTAATGATATAATCATTCAACTTGAATCTAACCCTTACCCTGAGCAAGATCTTCCATTCTTGCTTCTTATGAACAACAGCACACCGTTCAAGATATACGGTGAAGCTAGTGCCGAACTGGTTGGAGATAATCAGAAGATAAATACTGCCATTAAACGCGGTATTATCGATAATATGGCCAATTCCAATAACGCACAAAAAGGTATGCGAGTTGGTTCCCTAGACCCAATTAATAAAAAACGTTTCCTAAATGGAAAGAATTTTGAGTTTAATGGTAGCCAGGCTGATTTTTATGAAGGAGGCTATAACGCTATTCCTCAAAGTGTATTTGCTGTTATGGAACAAAATAACAACGAAACCGAATCAATGCTGGGAGTTAAAGCTTTTACTGGTGGTATACAGGGTGCGTCTCTAGGATCCACCGCTCGAGCTGCCGGCGGTGTACTTGATGCAGTATCAGTACGTAGATTAGATATCGTACGAAACATTGCTGAAAACCTCATAAATCCTTTAATGCGTAAATGGATGTCTTATAACAGTACATTCCTCCGTGAAGAAGAAGTAGTTCGTATCACTAATGAGGAATTTGTTCCTGTAAAACGTGATGATCTCAGAGGTGAAATTGATATTGAAATTGAAGTATCAACTGCAGAAGATAATTCATCAAAAGCTCAAGAACTCAGTTTTCTACTTCAAACCCTGGGACAGGGTATGGATTTATCAATGCGTAACTTGCTTATGAGTCAGATTGCTAGATTACACAGAATGCCTGATCTAGCCAAGCAACTAGAAGAATACAAACCAGAACCTGATCCTTTTAAAGAAAAAATGAAAGAATTGGAAATCCGTAAAACTGAAGCTGAAATTCAAGAACGTGAATCTAGAGCTCGTGAAAACGAAGTTGATATGGTCAATAAAGAAACTCAAGCTATGCTAAACCGTGCTAAGACTCGTGAATTGCTATCTAATACAGATCTCAAGGATCTGGATTTTACTCAAACAGCTGATGGTACAAAACACCGTCAAGAGCTTGAGAAAAAAGCACTTGATCACCAGTCTACCATGGATCAAAAGGATGTAGACAACTTCACTAAAATTGCATTAGCTGCCCAAAAACCAGCAGCAAAAAATTAATATTTGACTAATTGGTTTACTTTACTATATGATTTAGATGCTTTTACCTTACTAACCAACCACAGGAACTCTCAATGAGCAATTCCGAACAAGATCAGAACGAATTATTTACCGCCTCCCTTGACCATGCCATTTCTATGGGCGAAGCCTGGCTTCGACTACAAGAAAATGATGACTTCAAAAAAGTTATTACGAACGGTTACCTGGAAGAGAAGGTTCTTGCTTCCGTTTCACTCCTAGCTGTACCTCAAATCAAAGATCAAAATCGCCGTGGCGATGTGATGGAAGATTTGGTTGCTGCTTCAAATTTGCAATACTTCTTCAGAATCATCGAACATGAGTATGAAGGTGCCAAAAATCCTATTCTCTCCGATGAGGAAGAACAAGAGTTGGCTAACCTGGCTGCTGAAACTGAAGCTACTGGAATCGAAGGTGGAGTAAACTAAAATGCCAAAAGAACTTACTGATGAACAAATCGCAGAAGACATCATGCTTGATGACAAAGATCCATTAGAAGCTATCCGTGAAATCCGTCGTGAAGAAGGTGTAGCTGAAGATGATTTACCCACTGTAGAAAATTCTTCAGAAGTTCTGGATGACGATAAAACTGACGACGATAACCAGGAGAAGGATGATGGCAAAACACCCAGCGAAGACAAATCACAAAAGAAAGAAAGTTCCGATGAAGAAGAAATAGATTCTGAATCGGATGAAGATAAAGCTGCTGCTGCTACTGCGGCAGCGGCTGATGCTGCTATTGAAGCTGCTGATAAAGCAGCTGATGCTGCAGCTGACAAAAAAGCTGCTGATGACAAAGCTGCTGATGATTATGAAAATTTGTCTGATGAAGAAAAAACTGCTCATAAAAAAGAAACTGACAAGGAAGAAGCTAAAAAGAAAGCTGATGAAAAAGAAACTACTGACAAGGAAGATAAAAAATCAGGAGTTCGTAAGTTCAAAGCCAATGGCCAGGACTTCGAATTTACTGAAGCTGAAATATTAGAACAGTTCGAAACAGTATTCGGACAGTCTATGAATTACACTCAAAAAATGCAGAAGATCGCTCCGTACCGGAAAATGATATCTGCCCTGGAGCAAGAAGGAGTCACACATGATAGTTTAAATTTGGCACTAGATGCACTAAAAGGTGACAAAGGAGCCATTAAAAAACTATTAGAAAAGGCTAAGATTGATGCTTATGAATTGACTTCTGAAGATGAAGAAAAAACTGAATATGTACCAAAAGATTATGGAAAAAATGAAACACAGTTGGACATTGAAGAAATTACAAGTAGAATACAGGGCGACGAGGAGTTCAAGATAACCACAAACGTCATTGACGAACAGTGGGATGAAACTTCTCGACAAGCTATTGTACAAAATCCCAATATGATTATGGGATTGCACAACGACATTAAGAGCGGTGTATACGACACAGTCGCTCCAATGGCGATGAAAATGAAAGTGCTTGATGGAAATACTAAGTCTGACATTGAATACTACATGATTGCAGGCGAACAGTTAAGAATCAAAATGGAAGCTGAACACAAAGCTAAAGAAGGCCAGGAGTCAGTAGACGATCTTAACAAAAACGCACAAAATGCAGATTCAGAGTTTGATAAAGCATCATCTGAAGCCGAAAGAAAGCGAGCTGCCTCCTCCACTGGAAAAAGAGCTGATCGCAAAGGTGTCATCGACTATTTAGACGATGACGATGAAGCTTTTGATGAGTGGTACAAAAAGTTACACTCATCAGTTTAATTTAAACTCTAATTGAGGATACTCTCATGACTGATAACGTATATGGTGTGACTAGCCGAGCAACGGGTGACTCAACCCACGGCCAAAACACAGTAATTCATTACTACGACAAAGCTGGTATAAAAGCCGCTAACGCGATTGCTGTCTATGCACAGTTCTCCGATCGTAGATCCATGCCCACAAAAATGGGCGTAACCTACAAAGTCTCCAAATGGCTTCATATCTACGACCGGGAAGCGGGCGCAGGATTTGATGCTGATGGTTACCTCTCATCTCGTAACATTATCGATGTGTCTGCTGGTTTGACTTCAGATGGTACTACCACTGATCCCAAGCATGCCAACAACACTTACGCTGGTGGTACTGCAGTTCTGTATGAAGGTGCTGGAGCAATCAACAAACGTACGATCAAAAAAGTCACTATCTCAACCGTCTTGGCTCGTTATGGTGAAATGATCGATTACACTGATGAAGTAGAATTGTTCGCTGAAGATATGGTTCAGGTTCACTACCGCGAAGAACTTGGCCTTCTGGCCAATCGTCGGTCTGAGGATCTTATCCAACTCGACATGCTTACTACTACCAATACCATGTACTCAGGTGCTGCTGCCGCTATCCAAACTGTCGGCGATGACCTGGTAGATGACGCAGGTGGTGTAGCAGGCGACGACGATGACCTGTCTCGTGTCAGTTACGACCTTATCCGTCGGGCTGTCAAACGTCTGGTT